GTTACGAATCTTGCCATTATGTTGCTGGGTTAGTTGATTTGAAAGTCTGGGTTGCTGCTGTCTTTATGTTTCGGATTTTTGGTTTGCCTTCTACATTTTCAATTTGTAATTGCGCACCATAAGCTCTCATATTTCCTATTCTACCACGAATGGCAACATCTTCAGCTGGAGTAGATGGAGCAATCGGTGTGTTTCCTAAGTATTTACTAGCATTACCAAGCAATGATTTCTGTGCGCCAATATCTATATCAATGTTTTCTGTCTCTATCTTTATAGAAAAATCAGTCGGGACAATGGTATTACCTTCAGCTTGTATGTCAAAACTATTATACTTCTTGCGACCAATATCATTATATGTATACATTCTAGTCTTGAGCTTGCCCTCTACCCTGACTGGTGTGCTTGATGTTTCTCCAACTTGTGTAATAACATTGTCAAATCCAGAGCGAGATGATGTAGAAAAGTTAGCTTCATCTGAGGCAATTAAGTGTATGCCACCATTTTCATTAACAGAATACACGCCTCTTGAGTTTCCCAAGCCAGCGATTACTAGATTTGTGTACTCAAATTGTGGTGATGTGTTAACTGTGTCTACTGACTCCCATTGATTATTCAAGAAGTTATATACAAGTATTGCATTATTTACACCATTGTCATTTAAGCTGCCATCTGGGTTTGTTTTCAATGGTACTGCTATATAGTATCTATTATTGAAGTAAACAGCAGTAGCATTCTTAGCAAACCTTTGGTCAATTTGCTCTATTGTATTCTGTATTGGCTCAGATAGTGGGGTCTGTGTACCACGAAGATTGTATTCATCAAAGAACTCTAATGAGTACACACCATTATCTGATAAGAAGAATACATTCTTGCCTACTTGTACGATTGACCTTCTAGCCAATGCACCAATCTCATTGGTCAATACTTGAGTAGTAGCATTCTGTGGGTTAACTGTTCCAGATACTCTGTATATACTATTTTTATTAAATATAAGGATAGAGTCCTCAGTAAAAGAAACAATCCCAACAGTAAAGTCACTAGTACCTGTATTGAATCTAAATGAACCATAAATTCTGTCATATGTGTCGCTATCTAAAATGTCTGAAGCAATTACTTCATCAAATATTTTACGAGAAGCATTGCTGTCTTCTGGGTCAAACTGATAGGGTACAATTAATCTTCTTTGGTGTAATGTACCAAACTCTGGTGTAGGCATATGAATGTAGCCTAATCCCTGAGAAACTTTCTTCGTGAATACTGGAGTAGATATTAAACTAGCCCCATCGGTTACATGGGTAGATGTCTTAGAGGAATCAATAAAGAACTCAAATCCATGAGCAAGAGCTACAATACCTCCAGTTGTGCCACTCATGTTTGGATTTCCGTCCATGTAAAATACAAATGTATTTGCATCTGTAACTTCTGCTACATATCGGCTTCCATTTGCAGCTGCTGGTCCACCAGTATAGCCAGTTATATCTATGGGGTCTCCAAGATTATAACCATGTGCAGTTAAAGTACAAGTAACTTTATGTAAACCATCATATTCTCCTCCAGTTACCGAAGCAGATGTAGCACTAGATATGCTTTGTGTGCTACCTCCTGTAAATACTTTACTTACATTAAATAATTCACCAATTATTAATCCAGAAGATTCATCTGAACTTAATGTTTTATCGCCAATAACTGATACTTGGTCTCCAACTGATACACCATCTGACTGATGTACTATGCCTCTACTCTCAATTATGGCGAACTCACCACTTGCGCAAACAATCTGAACTGGTTGTGTGTAAACACCATTTGCAACCAATGACATTGCTGGACTGCTTGTAATATTATTTGCAGCTAAGTCTACCTCTAGTGCTACTTTACCTTTTCTAAATATAAACAATTTATTAAAGGCTTGTATCATATCTACCTTACTAGATATGGTTGTACCACTTGGGTAAGCTAAATCATAAGTGGTGCTTGGGTCAGATACTTTGTAAGCAACTGCCTTGATGTTTGTAGCAACAATAATATAGCTCTCGTTGTCTGCTGAGTTGGGGTCAGAAAAAGAACAAGAACCATATACATTATTTACTACATCGTCATTCAATACTGGGAACTTTACTACCTCTGTGCCAACTGGTGTACCAACAAATGTTCCTGCTACAATAAGATTAGAGCCACTCTTTGTGTAAGCCTGTGGTGCAGTTGTAGGGTCAGGTGTAACTCCTGTTAGCCCAGATATTAGAATACTACCAGTATCTGGCAAACTAGCTATGTTATCATAATCAGCTATCTGTAAGTCATCATTACCATCAATGGTAATTGTTACAGTATTATCATCTGCTAATAAATAAAATCCTGATTCAGTAAGAATCAAGGCATCAGCACCTACAGCAATGGGCGCACCTACTGAATCGACACCATTACGGAGTTCCCAAGAACCAGTTCTATCTAGCCTAGCATTGTTACACTCAGCGAGCATACCAGCAGTTAACTGGTCTGGGCGCAAACGATTGTTGAACCCAGTAAAACCTATGTCTAGGTCTTCAAGGGTTACATCATCTTGTGGTCCGTACTTGTCGTATCTAGGCATTTAATTTTTTCGAGGGTCTTCTTTCCTCCAAGCATTTAAAGCAGCTCCAACATTAGGGAAACCCTTGTAGGATTCTGGTTTCATTGAGTTTGGTTTTCTATCTTTCCATGCTTTGATTTCAGCGTCTGTAGCTTTTGAAGTTGATTGTTTGTTACCAGCTGCATTAGCATTCATTTGCTGCGCTCTACCACCTTTTGTTTGTGTTTTATTTGTAGTAGATTTAGTATTTGACTGCTTGTTACCAGCTGCATTAGCATTCATTTTCTCTGCACGACCTTGTGGCTCAGTCTTAGTAGCACTAGGAGTAGTGGTAGTAGTTGAAGGCTGTGATTTATCAGTCTTTGGTTTTACTCCACTAGGTGTAGAAGGTTGTATTTCTTTTCGCTTGAAGAACTTACCTAAATCCTTAATTTGGATTCCAGTAAAACCCTTGGCTTCTCTTTGCTTTTTGATTCTTTCTCTAGTTATTCTATTCATTGTATTAAATTATTAACATTTCCATCTACGCAACGCTAGTGCTTTACGAGTTGGTCTTCCTTTTTTGTCCTTCATTGGACCTTTGACACCAGACATTCTGGCACAAAATGATTTCTTTCTAGCTGCCTTCTTACCTGTTGGCTTAGACTCAGTAACTGGAGCTTGTAAATTAGCACCAGTCTTTCTCTTGAAGTAAGCTCTTCCTGCGGCAGTTAGTCCTCCCTTTTTGCTTTTATGTTCCTTCCTCATGCTTTCTTTCTTTTGAGTGATACCTTGGCTCTAGGTGTATTTGCCACAAATTGCTTGCCCTTTGAACCAGCTCTCTTCTTTTTCTTTGCTGTGGCTGCTCGCTCAGATTGTGATAAACTCTTGGCTTTAGCCATTGGAAGGCAACGGTCTGGGTTCTTTTTGTTTTTTGAAGTTCCGCAAGGTCCTTTAATCTTCCCATCAGTTCCAATCCTAACCCAGTTTTGCTCTCTCCATTTCTTGAGTTCACCCATTACTTATTCTTTCTTTTCTTGCCCTTAGCGCCCTTAGCATAGTTAGGGTCTTTACAATACTTGGAGGCAGCCATATTGGCATAAGCACTAGGATACTTATCAAAGGTTCTTCTAGCCCAAGCTATACCTTTCTTACATATCTTAGCCATTACTTACACTTTTTGCGTTTCATATTTTTTCTTGTAGGCGGTCTACCTCTTTTACTTCCGTATGTTCCTTTTCCTTCTGGCATAATTATTTAATGTTCCTTTTTTGGCTTAATATGTTTTTCCTTTGAGCAACTTTTGGTTGCTTAGGTTTTTTCTTTTTTCCGAAAAATATAATTGATGTGATAGCCATGTTATTTTTTTGTTTTAAAATAAGTAAATGCTACAAAAACTCCTACTAATACTGCACCAATGAATCCTGCATCTGCTGGTTCAGGTACACTATTGTAATCAACTGAAAGCCTATAATCTACTTCACTCCAATTGTACTGAGTTCCTTCGTATAATAATCCATCAAATTCACTATATGCCCACTCTGGTATAGATGGTACAAAAAAGTATTTGTAATCATTATTTTGTGTAATGCTATCTCCCCAGTTGTAATCTGGTTCTATTATAGGTAATGGTCTTGTTGTTATTTCGTGGCTCATTTTTTGAAAAGAGATGTAAAGATTGATGCGAAACTCATAAAGAATTTCTTGATAAAATTGTCCTTTGGTAAGAACATCATTATAATAGATATTATACCAATGTAGGCAAATGCCATAGCCATGATGTCATCTTTGTAGTTACTTAATATATATTCTATCATGATGTTGGTGATACTTGTCTTATTGTTTGGTCATCTGCATCAAAAGGTGTTTCTATTATTGGTATAGACTTGACACCCTTAGACTCAGTACTAGGCTCAGAGGATGAATTATTTTGTTGAGATTGCTTTTTATATTCAGTTGTTTGTTCTTGGGGTTGCTTCTGCTTCTCTTCTTTATCTTTTTCTGAATCGTTTTTAGTTTCTTCTGATGAACTTTTTTCTTCTACTTTGGATTCCTTTTCTTCTGATTTTTGCTCTGTGTTATTACTTGAGTTATCAGAAGGATTATCGGAGGAACTATCTTGTGAAGAAGACGAGGTTTCAGGTTTGGTGTCCGAAGACTCACCAGATGGTGTGGAAGTCTGCTGTGGTTCGGAAGCCTCTGCTACGAAAGCCTGTGCCTCCTGAATCTTCTCAGCAATAACATCTTGTCCCCAATCATTGAGACTAGCAAAGTCCACAAAGTTATCAATAAACTGTGGGACTTCAAATCTTTGTTCTACTACATCTTGAGCAATCTCTGCTACAAATATCTCAGTTCTATCTTTGGCAATGTCTACCTGCGTTACAGCAGCTGTAGATACAGCCACAGTACCAGCTGCCCCAAGCTGAGATACTTGAGTTACTACTGGTAAATCCTTGATTCTCTCTATAAGAGATTTCTTAAGAGCTTTAGCACCTTCTCTAGCAGACTCTTGAGCCTCTTGTATATGCTCGCTAATATCTTCGTTACTCTTTTCGCCAAGCACTTTGGTGATGGAGTCCCTGAGAGTTTGCAGTTCTTTTCTGGCTTGTTTTTTGTCCATTTACAAATATAACACTCGTTCATAATTATTTACTTACTGCTGCACTACCGAAGTAGAAACTGATAATACTGATAACAGCTGTCTTGATTTCTGGCAGGATAATATATCCGTGAAGAGTTTCGTAAGCTGTACCTTTCATTAGACCAAACCATTTGCTGTATTCTGTGGCAACTGTTACACCTTCGTCACTATGAGCTAAGATGAATGGTGCAATGATTACTCCAAACAATACAGTCAAAACTATAATTCTTCGTGTCCAAGCACCGAAGGCATCTACCCTAGCTGCTGCTGCATCTGCACTTTTGTCCGATGCTTCTTGTTTCTTTATAAGTCCTTCGGTAATGGCTGCTTGATTCTGCACCATTGTTCCGATTAATTTAAATACGAACCCAGAGAATCCTCCTCCAAGCATTGCTAATAATTCTGTTGTCATTTAAGTTCCTTCCATAGTTTATAGATTGATAAAACTGTTAAAGTAATTAGAACTGATTTAGACACTACGCCAAGCACAAGGTCTACGCTCTGTATTGTATCCGTAGCTATCCAGCCGAAGAAACCAACGGATAATCTTTGTAGTGTCTCCTCCATACTAGACTTCCTCTGGTTCTGGGAAGGTGACGCTATTTGTAATAGCTG